CCTCGCTGCCGACGGCGGCATAGCCGAGATCGGGCATATACGTCGGATCGTACAGCCCGCTCGTCCAGTCGAGATTCGGGCAGTCCGGATTGCCGGAGAGCACCACGCGGTCGTTCGAGCCGACACCGTAGGTCGTGATGATCGTACACTTGTCAATGCGGTCAGCATAGCCCTCCACCGTGTGCGGAAACTGCACGACGAGCCCGTCGGACGCGCCAGCGTCCGGCGCGGCGGGGGCAGAGGGAAGCGTGATCGTGCCCGCCGCGCGGTCGAGTGTGAAGTCCGTGACTTCCTCGCCCCAGACCCACACGCGCACCGCACCGGATACGTCGATCTCGCCGTCGAGCGTGAATTTCACACTCTTTCCGTCGGTCTGAAAAGCGTTCTTCCGGTACGGCGTGAGCAGGTTTACCGCCTCATAGGAAACCCCGCCGCCGGAGGGGCTGCGCGTGATCGTCGTCGTGGGGACATACGCCCCCGAAGCGGATACGCGCTTTGCCTCCGTCCCATCATAAGAGTAAAACCCGCCGCCGGTGACGATCCAGAGCTTTCCGGCGAGAAAAACCGCCCGGCTCTTGCGGCGGGGCAGACCGGAGAGAAGCACCGCGGGCGTTCCGTCGTCCGCCCAGACATAGAGCTTCGTCCCGGCGTGGGCGAGGCACTTCACCGTACCGCCGAACTCCGCGCCGAAGAGCCCGTACACGGTGTCTCCCAGGCTCTGTACCGTCCGGTAGCCGAGCCGCTTCTGCGGCATGGCGCCGCCGTCCGCCACGATGTTCGTGCAAAGCGGGCTGCGGCAGCTCTCCACAAGCGACGGGTCGGTCGAAAAGTCCGCGCCGCGAAAGGCGGCGTACCGTGTGCGGGTGATCCCCGCGCCGCGTTTCTTCCCCATGGTCTCACCTCCGGAAAAGGCTCTGCGCGACGCGCCGGTTCCCGCCCGGAAGCGCGGCGGCAAGCTGCGCCGCCGCGCGGTCGTACATCTGCAGCATCGCGCCGTAGTCCAGCACGAGATCCGGCAGCAGCTGCTGCGCCGCCACATAATACGGCATGCACTCGCACGCCTCCGCGTCGATCTCGAACTCGCAGCTGTCGGGCGCGTCCTGCGGGATCGTATTCGGCACGGCGAAATACTCCACAACGATCTCCGCGGCGTATCCCTCCGGCACAAGGAGCTTTCCGGCGCGCCAGCGGAGCGCTCTCGTGATGCGTCCGTCCGCCCAGACGCGGTACAGCGCCGAAAAGTCCGGCGGCATTTCGTACGCGGTCTTGCCCATGGCAAGCGGCAGCGCGTATTCGCGCACGATGCGCCGGATCTGCGCAAGCGTTTTCTGCGCGGTGTCGAAAAAGGCGGTCATTTTCTTTTCGATGTCCTCGTCGTGCTCCACCTCGCCGCCCGCGCTGTGCTCGTCGAGGAGCATATAAACCTTGTTTTTCGCTTCTCCCAGCGTCATGGCGCGCCGCCCCTCTCTCAAAGCTCGTCGAGCAGCAGCACGCGCACGTCCGTCCCGGCGGCGGAAGCGACGAGCGAGAGATCGAGCGCCGTGAACGGTACCGGGGTGCGCTCGCCGGGCGCGAGACGCCAGCCGTTATCGGCGGTGACGTCCTCGCCGTCGGCGCGGCGCTCCTTCATGTACACGCTGGCGGATTCGCTGTTGTTCTGCACCATGCAGGCAAGTCCGCTCACGCGGACGGTCTGCGCGCTCGTGCCGAGCGTGAGCGTACAGACGGAATCGATCTTTTTCATGATGTCTCCTTTCAGTTATACAGAATGCGCAGCACGGCGGCGAGCACCGCCGCGCCGATGCCGGAGAGGATGCCGATGAGCCAGTTGAGCTTGGTGTTGATCGTCGCCATCGAAACATCCCCGGCGGCAAGGCGCTTCACCGTGTCGTCCTGAAAGCGGGTGAAGCGCTTCTGCAGCTCCGTAAGCTCATGGCAGGGTTGATTCTGGCAGTTAGGCTCCATAGAGCGTCACTCCCCTCCGAGCCGCGGGCGGACAATGCCGTTGTATACGGCGCTGAATCCCGCGGCCGCGGCGCCGACGGCAAGCGAGAGCAGGAGCTGCTTTCCCGTGCTCCAGTCGGTCAGCGCCTCCTGCAGCACCGCGGCGTCCGCCAGCAGGTACGCAAGAGCCGCCTGCCAGAACGTCTTTCCGGCGCGGATCAGAATGTCTTTCGTTTTTTCGTTCATGTTGTTCTCCTTTCTTTTTTCACAATGAGCGGAGCAGAGCCCCGCCCCTACAAAGGCTCCCTTG